ATTAGTCGTTATTTGCAGGGCAGGACACTAGCGGTTCTGCTGGGGCGCGCTGGCCGATGATGCGATGAACGGCTGACTGGTCCCGATCAGCTCATCGAGGTCGGCGTGCTGCAACTGCTGAAACTGATCCGGGTGATAGTTTCATTTCCGCACTGCCATCTGGGACAATCACTGCGCGGCGTTTGAGTGGCTCGAACAGGACTTCGGTCGCGATGCGCCCCATGCCCGCAAGCAAGATGGCGGTGTTTATAGGCAGAACATGTCCGTTCTGCCGCCCGTGTGCTTCTGTCGGCCTCTCGCCAGACGGTGCGTTTCCTATTACTCGCCCGGCAATCGCAAGCCGGCTTTGCGATAGATCCGTATCAGCGTCTGCAGCTCGATCGTTTCGAGCTTGGCAAAAGCTTCCGTAAACTGCTGGCTCTGAATGGGGCCGCCATCCGGACCTGAATGTTCCTGGCGGATGACCTCGCGCCACCCGGCCCGTGTCTTGAGCCAGAAGAACGTCGCCGCAGGAACCTTTCCGCTGGTCGCCATCTTGAAGCAGATCTCGGCTACCTTGGCGTTGGCCTCAATCCCCGCCTTGTCCAACTCGTCCCTAAATGCGAGCCGAAGGGTCTTGTCGCTGATGCCGATGACACATGCAATGTCGAGCTGCGGGATGCCATAGGCGGCCATCGCACGAACCATCCTTCGCTGCTCGTGCGTCGCCTCAAACCGCGCTGGCATCAGAGGTCCTCCGCTTGGCGAATACGGAACCTCAATCGTCATTTTCGAGGGTCGATTCGGATGCGCCCGCAATCCTCCTGTGACCGGCCTCAACAACAAGAGCCTCGAGAGTGACGCTCCCCGAAATCTCGTGTTTCTCCCGCCAGCCAGCGCGCGCTTTCATCCAGAAAATGGCGGCAGCGACGTTCTGGCCCTCGGTGGCCATCCGGAACAGCGATTGCGCCACCCTGACGTTCAGCTCGGTGGTTCCTCGATCCAACTCGTCGCGGAAGTGCTTTCTCAGCGTCTTCGGGTCGATCTGAAGGTGCATCGCGATGGCAGGTTGCGGAATGCCGAACCCGGCCATCGTCTTGACCAGGCGGCGCTGATCATCGGAAGGATCGAATAGCGGCATTCTATCTCCCTGAAAAACTGCTGGTGGCGTTATCGGGGTGAGTGATGCCATGCGGCACCCGTTCGCGAGCCTTCCTGCTCCAGGGTCAGGTTCAAACGCTTGCTCATGGCTTGCGAGCTTCCGCGACCTCGTCGAGGGTTTCGCCATCTTCGAGCACAGCAGTCTTTCCCGTGAAGTCCTGCCAGCGCTTGACCGCTACATCGACGTAAGCCGGGCTGAGCTCGATGGCATGGCATAGCCGGCCCGCCATCTCCGCAGCGATGATCGTGGTGCCCGATCCACTGAACGGCTCGTAGATGGCCTGACCCGGCGACGAGTTATTCTCGATCGGCCGGCGCATGCATGCGACCGGCTTCTGCGTGCTGTGCACGGTCGCGGCGTCCTGACCGCCGCTGGCGATCTGCCACAGCGTCGTTTGTCTGCGATCACCGCTCCAGTGGCCGGTGCCGCGCACCGCGTACCAGCAGGGTTCGTGCTGCCAGTGGTAGTGACCTCGGCCCATCACCAGTCGGTCCTTCGCCCAGATGATCTGGGCGCGGATCTCGAAGCCGCACGCCTGGAGGCTATCGGCCACGGTGGTGGCGTGCAGCGCACCGTGCCAGACATAGGCCACTTCCCCGGGAAACAGAGCCCACGCCTCCCGCCAGTCGGCGCGATGGTCGTTCTCGACTGTCCCGGTCCGGCGGCTCGCGCTGACACCGGCCCGGTTGCGCCACGCGGGATCGTATTCCACGCCATACGGCGGATCGGTGACCATCAGGTGCGGACGCACACCGGAAAGCACGCGCTCGACCGCCTGAGCATCGGTGCTGTCGCCACAAAGCAGCCGGTGCCGGCCGAGCACCCAGAGATCGCCCGGCCGGCTGACAGGTTGCTCGGGCAGCTCCGGCACCTGATCCGGATCGGTTAATCCGTCGCTCGCATCGATCAGGATGGAACCGATCTCGTCCAGGTCGAACCCGGTAAGGCTCAGATCGAAGCCGTCGGCCTGCAACTCGCCCAGCTCGACGCGCAACAGGTCGCCATCCCAGCCGGCCGAGAGTGCGAGGCGGTTATCGGCCAGCACGTAGGCGCGTTTCTGCGCTGGCGTGAGATGACTCAACTCGATCGTCGGCACATCCGTCATGCCGAGCTTGCGTGCCGCGAGCAGCCGGCCATGGCCGGCGATGACACCGCGCTCGCCATCGACAAGCACGGGGTTAGTGAAGCCGAACTCGCGAATCGAGGCGGCGATCTGTGCCACCTGGTCATCGCTATGCGTGCGTGCATTGCGAGCGTACGGGACCAGTTCCGAGACCCGGACCGTTTTGTAGGGTGGGAACGCCGGCGGTTTTGTCATCCTCTTGCGCGCGACGGAGGCTTGTAGGGCGAAAGAAATGGAGGCGAGAGAAGCATTAGACGATCGCTCCCTCGATCAGCCTGGGCGGCGCGGAATGGTCCGATGCCTCCTCCGTGAATCGTCGAATGGTCACAGTCATTGCGGGCATCGCGGCGCCGTCCTTGCCGCTCAGCTCCATGAGTTGTTTTTCCCGCCAGCCGGCGCGGGCCTTGAGCCAGAAGATAGTGGCGGCGATGTTCCAGGCGTCGTGGCCTGCTGATACAGCGTCTGCGCCACTCGTGCATTGGCTTCGATCATCGCGACATCGAGCTCATGGCGGAAGCGCCGTCGCAGCGTCGGCGGGCTGCATTTCACGACAAGCGCGATGTCGTCGTGCGGCACACCGTAGCCGGCCATGGCACGAACGATACGTCGCTGCTCCTCAGTCGGGGCGAAGGGCTTGCGGCCGGCCATCGTGTCGCTCCAGCGCTGCGATGCTGCGAGCGATGATTAGCGGATCAGGAGTCTCGACTGCAATGACCTTTGATTGCGCTTCAGTACTATCTTTTACGATTGCGGCGACTGCATCGCGCACTTAACCGGGATGCAGTTGCAGCAGTGGACAAATGGCGCGCTTGGACAACCCGGACACCAACCCAGCCGGACATCCCGGACACACCTAAGGTGTGTGTCCGGTTTGTCCGCCTTTTGAGGAGTTGGCCGCGTCCGGTTTGTCCGGAATGTCCGGGTCTGTCTGGCCCGTCTCTCCCAGCTCATCACCAGATGTCCGGTCGCCAGATGAATTCGTCGCGGCTGGCGATCCTTTGTTTTGCTAGAAGGTTATCGACGGCTCGCTTGAAGGCCTTCTGCTTCGTCTCTTGGCTTTCACCCGGTTTCCCGTCCCGATAAAACCACGTGCACCAATCGGAAACGCGAACGACTTTGCGCGTCTGATGATCGTCGCTGACTGTCGCCAAGACACCGTCGGCCCGCATTGCCTGATCGAGAGTACGAAGCGCAATGACTTCATTGGGCGTAAGACCTGTTACCTTCGCCCGCCCCCCGCTTCCAGATCTTCTTCCACGATTAGTGTGGTGATCGGATCACCATCACTATCAGAACCGAGATCGACGACCTCAAGCCGAAACCCGAACTCCTGGCCATCGGCATCGTCCTTGGCATGCACCACCTTCGCTGTCCGGCTACCGTTGTCATTTCTCGCTACCTCGATTAGCGCATCATCAGCGCCGGTAAGGCATGAGTGTCCGCGCGGATTACTGCCGCCGCTGAGCTTCGTGCCGTGGTGGACCGCTGCGATGTGAGCCTTCGTCTCATGCCGCAAGTCAGCCATAAAGAGAACCAAAGCACCCATATCTTGGCTACTGTTCTCATCCCCACCAGCCAGGACGCGGTTGAGCGTATCGAGCACGATTAGCTGCGTCTGATAGCTCGTTGCAGCATTCTTGAGGTCCTGCTTGTGTCCTGGTTCATGCAACAGATCTGCCGGCTGCGCAATGAAGTGGAACATTTTGGACGGCCCGTAGCGATCCCGGAGTGCCCGGATGCGGTTGGCGATTCCGGCCTCACCTTCGGCTGCGACGTATAGAACCCGGGTCAGCTTCGCTCGGCGTCCAAAAATCGGTCGGCCGAGCGAAAGCAGATAGGAAATGTATAGCATGAGGAAAGACTTGCCGCATTTGGGCGGTCCCACCCAAAGTGACAGTTCAGCGGGGGCCATGATCCCCTTGAGAAGATAATCACGCGCCGGGGCAGTCTCGACATCCGTAACGGACAGCACCAGGAGATTGCCGAATTGTGTGCCCCGTCTCCGTTGCCTCGCATTGATTTCGTCCAGTTGCGCCAGAGCGTCATCCATTTACGCCCCCGCGCCGCTTCAATTCCTGCCGCGCCGCCCATTGCAGTATGCGCTCAGCATCGTCAGTGCTCATGCCGGCCGCTTCTGCTTCCGCGAGCACGGCAGTTCGGACGTCCGCGCCAGGTCGCCGCTCTCGGATCAGCCGCAGTGCGAGAGCGGCAATTGGCCGCCGGCTTTGGGTACTATCTGCGCGGTATTTCCACAATGCGGATGCGACCAAGTCCGGAATTGAATGATAGCGGTCCAGCCAGCGCTTGTCGCGGACGCCCTCAGGGTGCGAGAGCATGATCCCCCGCAGCAGTTCCTCGACTGTCGGTGGTGGGACGTTGCGACCAATGTAGCGGGCAGCTAGAGCGCAGAGCTCAACGTGAAGGTGTTCACCGGTGACAATGCAACGGACGAGTTCGGCATCTTCCCGTGCCTCGGATCCGGCAAAGCCAGGGGCGCCATTGGCTTCGCTCGACTGAACAGGCTTGCCGAGCCAGGCGGTGTCCAGGTCATCATGCTGGTCGATTGTGACACCTTCAACCAGCTCGACTTTGTGAGTTGGGTTCTGCTTAACGGCACCAAAGTAGTAGGCCTGCGAAAGAGTCCAGCTTTCATTGCTGAACCTGCCACGGAATAAACCATTAAGCCGGCCGAGATAACGGCTACGCTCCTGGGGTGGCATTTCCTCGTCCAGCGGACAAAGAATGCGCCAGCGCGGCGCTGCCTTCGTGTGGCTAGGCGATGTATAGAGCAGGCTCAGGATGCCGGCCTTCAGGAGGAGTTCCGAGGCCTCCTCGAGTTGCATTACCTCGCCATCATAATCGGCCTCAATGCCCGTGATGGCGAGCATGTTAGCGTCGTGACGGAGGCTATCCTTGTGCGATAGCAGGTCACCGAACCTCGCCAGCTTCAACCATGGCAGCTTGGCCTTCTCGGTCGCATGGGTGTTCCGGATTCTATCCGCCAGAGCCAGCAGTGTCGTGGAAACTTCGCTTTTCCTGTAAGCGCCTGCATCTTGGAAGAACGTGACTGCCAGGGGCAAGTGAAGTCTTCCGCCGCCTGCTCTCCGGTCTCTGCATCCCGTACTTGCGGAGACATCACAGGTCTCCACACAGGCTCGCCGCCTCAAATGCTTCGACCGCCTGAAGGGGGTACAGCACCCGCCCACCAACTTTGATGAAGCGCGGCCCTCGTTTCGATGAGCGCCACTTCTCCAGAGTGCGAGGACTCAGGCGCCAGCGCCGCGCGAGCTCGTCCTGCCGAAGGAAATCGTGATGTGGTTGCCACCCGTCCCGGAAAGTCGGCATTGATCGGCCGGGAAAGGCTGGTCCTGATGTTCGATCGGGCAATTTCGCACCCCAACGCGATTCGTCGGGATCGGAACAAATAATCTCCGGAGGGCATAATCAAAGGGCATAATGCGATCTGGAGCATCATGCGATTATGCGCTTGGATTATGCTTTCAGGCCTCGATAGACCTTCCGCAGCGCGTTTTTTATGGCAGCAGCGGCTGGGACCTGATGCGAGGGAATCTTTTTTGCGATCCAATCGGCCAAGCACTCGGCCTCGGCCGCCAGTGTGCCACACAGCTCGCGTCTCTGGGAGCGCCATTCCATTTTACGCCGGATGATTGGCATCACGGAGATCTTGCCCGGTGTGATCAGGGGGCCATCGTTCTCGACAACCCGCTTTGCATGTTCCTCGAGCAAAGCAAGGATAACATCATCTTCCAACACGTAGACTGTTTCTGGTGTGATGGTTTGTGTGCCGGGGTCGAGATTCGTGGACGTGTCGGGCGGTTCGGCGGGCGGATTTTTGGATGCGATAACCCCAATGTATTCGAAGGTCCCCTCAAACGTTACGGCATCTTTCCTGAAATCGAATTCAAAACCCTGGGCCCAGACATTGGGGATCGGGGTGATACAGCTCTGGAGCGTCGGCCTCGTCCGAACTCCGCTCAGGAAGATTTCACTCACCTGAACGCGTCTGCGAAAATCGTTGAGCAGATCGTCCCACGCTTTCGCCAGCACGCGGGATCGAGCCATTCCTTCGGCATACCCGTCACAAGACCGGACGCGCAAACCGCGGGCGCCTCCCAGGCAGGTCCAGCCTTTGTGCCAGATGTCCGTCTCCGTAAAATATGCCTCTGCCCTTCGGACGGCTTCCACCAGCTCCACCTTGCACCAGTGGACGGCCTCTCTCAGGCTCAAGTTATCAGGAAAATCACTCACGAATCGGTCTCGACCGCGAAAAGGATAACCGACTTAGCGCGCCCCGGACCAGAAATTTCAATTGCTAGGTCAACGGCCGGATGAACATCAACACATCCGCGGCTCTCGGACACCTCCCGCCCCATCTGCGCGAAATCAGCACAATCCTTGCAGCCGGGCTGGTGCGGCTTCGTTGCCACTCAGACGGGGAACTCGCCGGCGACGTTCCCATACCCCGAGACCCGGGAGAAAGTTTTCTACACTTCCACCGCGACCAGAGCAGTCATGCCGACGCGACTCCGCGGAGAACGGCATGACGGAAAGCCCGGTCCCGACCATCACCTCCATCCCGCCCGGCGATGTCATGCGCCGGGTGGCCACGTTGCACACTGCGTCGATCATCGACCTGAAGCAGCGGTGGCGCGACCTGTTCGGCAAAGAACCGCTGGCGTTCAGCCGGTCCTACCTGCAAAGCCGGCTGGCCTACCGCATCCAGGAGCTGGCGTACGGCGGACTGCGCCCCGAGACCGAGGCCCGGTTGGAGGCCCTGGGCGAGAGGCTCGATGGCGGCAATCTCACGCTGCGCCGGATCCGCGCGAATGATCGCCCGATCGTTGGCACCAAGCTCGTGCGGGAGTATCAGGGCGTCGAGCATGTCGTGACCGTGCTGGCCGACGGGTTCGAGTATGAAGGCCGGCCCTACCGATCGCTCTCGGCCATTGCCCGAGCCATTACCGGCACACGTTGGAACGGCTGGACCTTCTTCGGTTTGCGCGGA